TCTTCAACATGGCGCCCGAGTCTGCTGACGCGCTCATGGGCGCAGTCGGACGCACCTTCACGATCTCGGCACTCGAGGCGGTCTAGTGCCATTCATTAGCGAGCGGCAGCGCGACTACCTCAAGCGTGAGCACCCATCGGTATATCGGCGCTTTTTGCGCGACGAGCGCGCTATGGGCTTCGAGCTGTCGGCGCCTGCCGACGTCGCGGCCGTCGCTCGTCGTGGCCTCGAGGCTCGCGAGAAGTACGGACGCGGCGGGACGCTGGTAGGTGCTCGCCGTGCTCGGCAACTGGCAGGCCGCGAGGTCGTGAGCATCGACACGATCAAGCGCATGGTCGCGTATTTCACGCGGCACGCCGTGGACCTCGAGGCGCCGGCTGCGAAGCCTGGGCACCCTGACTACCCGAGCGCGGGACGCATCGCGTGGGATCTGTGGGGAGGTGCGCCTGGTCGTGCGTGGGCGCGTCGGCAACTAGCAGTTTGGGAGCGCGTGCAGTCCGCACGCGAGGAGGAACGATGAGCGAGGAGACTACGCCGGCCACGCCGGCACCCGAAACCAACGGCGCAGCGGATCGCATCCGTCAGCTCGTGGCACGCGTGAAGGAACTCGAGGGCCGCGTCGGCGAACTGACGCCGCTGGCCGAGAGCGCGGAGAAATGGCGCGCACAGGTGGACGAGGCCAAGGCCGCATCCAAGGCCGAGCGTGAGGCGCTGCGCGTCGAGCGTGAGATCGCTGCGGCAGGCATCACCGACGCCGAGGGCATCGAGTATGTCCAGCACGCCTATGGACGTCTGCCGGCCGAGGGCAAGCCCGCGCTCGCGGAGTGGTTGGGCAACCGTGACGGATTGCCGAAGGCCGTGCGTGCCTACCTCGCTGACGCGGCTCCTGTCGCAGCTGCAACGCCTGCCGCGCCGGCACCCGTGGCGATGCCGCGCAGCAACGCAGGTACGATCGCGCAGGCTCCTGCTCAGGCGAGCGCGTTCTCTGCTGAGGCGATCTCGCGCATGACCCCGGCCGAGTTCAAGGCGAACCGGGACGCGATCTTCGCCTCGCTGTCGACGCGTTGACATTCTGTCGAAGGTAGGTGTACGCTAGCCGTGGAGGGTTTTCCTCCACGCGCTCGGGGCAAGCTCCCGTAAAAAGCGACAGGCGCGGCCAACGTCCTACCTTTACAGGAGGCCACCATGGCCAACGAGATCCTTTTTAGCACGCTGTCCGGTAACGCCCGCGTCAGCGCCGTCCTCCACCAGACGATCCTTGAGAAGCTCACCGACAAGGCGAGCCTCGTGAATCACCCGTACATCCTCGCGTTCAACGGGATGAACGGCATGGGTTCTAGCGCCCTTCAGGTGCCTGTTGTTGGCCTCGGTGGCTTCAACGCGATGGCGGCTGTGGCTGACGGAACCGCCGCCACCAACACGGCGATCACCAGCGCCGCCGCCACCATCACGATCGCTCGTCAGGCGCTCGTGCGTCAGATCAGCGACCTCGCGAGCCTCACCAACAGCGTTGCTGGTGGCATGGGCGTTAGCGTCGATGGCCTTGCCGAGGACATGGTGGGCGCGTACAACAAGCGCGTCACCGCGATGCTCTGCGGCCTCAGCAGCGGCTTCTCCAACAGCGTTGGCTCGACGGGCGTTGACCTGACCGTGGACAAGTTCTATGACGCCATCTTCTCCCTTCAGCTCACCGCAAACGACAGCTTTATGGCGATCCTGCACCCGCAGCAGATCAATGACCTTATGAGCTCGCTGCGCTCCGAGACTGGCCCCGGCCAGTACCTCGCTGCGACTCAGGAGCAGGTCAACGCGAAGGGGCCGGGCTACCGTGGCACCCTGTTCGGCGTCGAACTGTTTGGTTCTACGCAGGTTCCTACGGCCAACAGCGGCGCAGACTACCTCGGTTACATGTTCTCCCGCGGCGCGGTTGGATATGCCACCGGCTCTGCGGCTCCCGTCCGCGGCGCTGGCGAGATCATCCTCCCGGCCGGTACGCCGATCGTGGTGGAGCTCGGTCGCTCTGCTGAGGCTGGCCTGTCTACGATCGTGGGTTCCGCGTTCGTCGGCGTTGCGGAGCTTGACGACGCCCGCGGCGTTGGCATCCTCAGCGACTTCTAGGCTGTCCTAGCGTCGGGGCGTGTCCGTGCTTATTGTACGGGCACGCCTTCGGCGTTTTAAGGAGACTCAATGGCCGCGACTTTCACGACCGCGAACAGCGGTAACTTTTCGGGTTCTCCCGCGTCACGCCCGCAGGCAATGCGTGAGGCTGTGAAGCTCGATCCGATCCCTGTGTGGTGGTACATTCACCATCCGGCACGGTGGCAACTCGTCGGAGAGGACTGGCTCCCGTGGCTCTCCGAGCTGCGTGCCGATCCTGGCGTGGCCAACGTGGACAAAGACGGCAACACCGACATGGCGGAGGTGATCAAGCGCCGCCAGGGCTGGACGCTGATCCCGTGGGACGCGGAGCCGGGCGGCTACTGTGTCGCCTTCGATGGTTGGGCTGGCCCCGTCCATCTGAGCAAGTGGCAAACGCCTCGCATGGTGGCCGGTCAGGTGCGCGTCTCCTCCGACGAGGCCGGCTATTGGGCGTTCTGTCGTCGTCTTGTCGCGGAGGGCTACATCGCGAAGCCTGACGCCGACTTTATCGACGTCATCATTGAGCGTCAGCAGAAGAAGCTTGCCGAGTGGGAGGAGCGTGCGACCGTGAATCCCTATGTGGCGCAGATGCTCCCGACCGAGCGTGCTCTCCTCGAGCGTATGCGCGTTGCAAAGGATCGCCTGTTCGCCGAGCCTGCCGATGGCGCAGCGCCGAAGCGGGCGCGCAAGTGAGCGGCGAGCTTCCGAAGGTTCGCCAAGCGATGGAGCGCATGACGGAACGCCTGGTGAACAGCGGCGTACCCGCTGACAAGGCACGCAAGACGGCGCAGGACGCGGCCGTGCGTGCCGATCGCAAGGAGCGCGATAAGCGTTAGTCACAGAGGGGGTAGCCGTGTCGCTCGCCGAGACAGTCTACGCAGCACGGTTCCGGACCTCGGAGACTATCGAGCGCGGGCGACAGCAGACGTTGACGTGTCCGACGCAGCGAGCCGGAGCAACGGCCACGCCGACGTCGGGCACGATCACGATCTACCGGCCGGATCAGACGACACTGGTGACGGCCGCTGTCACGGTCCCAGGCGGTGGCATCGCGACGTACACGCTCCTCGCTGGTGCCACTACTTCGGAGCAGCTCGGCGAGGGATGGCTCGTTGAGTGGGCGCTTGTGATGCCGGACGCCGTGACGCACACGTTCCGCAACGATGCAGCACTAGTGCGCCGTTCGCTCTACCCTGTCATCGCTGACGCTGACCTTACGCTTCGACACAGTGACCTCCCCGATCTGCTCGCGTCGGGCACTACCTCGTACCAAAACTACCTGGACGAGAGCTTCGCCACGATTCAGAACAGGTTGATCTCGCAGGGTCGCAGACCCTATTTGGTGATCCAGCCCAGCGCGCTGCGCGAGGCGCATCTCATGCTGTGCCTGCACATGATCTTTCTAGACTTCAGCTCGTCGGCTGGAGATGGTCGCTGGCAAGCGCTCGCTGACCACTACATGCGCGCCTACACCGATGCGTGGGCGCAACTCAAGTTCACCTATGACGAGTCGGACGAGAACAAGGTCGATCCGATGAACAAGAAGGCCGGAACATCGACCGTTTGGCTTAACGGCCGCGGCGGGCCGTACATCGGCCCGAGGTGGTACTGATGGCCAGCAAGTCCATTAGGCAACTGCGCGAGGACGTAACGGCGCGTGTGCTCACATTGAGCGGCTGGAAGGAAAGCCGCGTTGCGCCTGACAACTTCGGGCGTGATGCGGACTCGATCGCGCATAAGGCGTTCGCCGTGCATCCGTCCGAGACTGCGGATCTCCGCGCCTACCGTGGACGTCCTGCCGAGGGCCTCCTGGTCGAGACTACGCTCGTCGTGCATTACTGTTGGAGGCTCGCGCCTAAGGGCATGAGCGATTCCTACGATGACGCCCTCGATGGCGAGGCTTCCGTCGTCAACGTGCTCATGGCCTACGACACGACATGGCCGCTTTCGTACAAGTTCCAGGTCGTCCGCACATCGCG